ATACAAAGCAAACAGTATGCCTGGTCACGTTAAAGACGTGGACACAAAACAGGGTATCGTTAAAGCGTATTTCGCTGTTTTTGGCAACATCGATTCTGATAATGTCATTAGACGGCTCATTCTTGATTCCAAGTGATTTGTATATAACGGTCATTTCCGCATATGCTTTTTCAAGTTTTTCCAGATAATCATCTGAAAAACTTCCAATCTTTAATCGTTCAGTTAGAGCGTTAAGATGCTTAATTACATCTTCCTCTGATTTGAGGTTTTTTACAAATTCTGTTCTTGTAAGTGAATTTGCACCCCATGCACCTAATGTGCTGAATTCCCATAATCGGGATTCTTTAATGTGATTAACGCCAGCCTCATCCGGCTCATCCAACATTATTTCGAACCCATGAGAATGCTCTGTAATTACACCTGCCTCATATTCAATCAACGTATCTTTTGCCAATGTGCTAAACTCACCCTTAGAGTTTTTTGCTAATTGCGAAATGAACCACCCACCAAATTCATCTTCTCCCAATTCTTTTGCAACACCTGGAACTAAACGTTGATCATGATATTTTAAATGCTTTATGCGTTTGCTTCCATTTGGGCCACGCTCTGCAATGCTTTTACTAAATGCGCCTGGTTCTATGATGTCATTATCAGAATCGATGTTGCCAAAAACAGCGAAATACGCTTTAACGATACCCTGTTTTGTGTCCACGTCTTTAACGTGACCAGGCATACTGTTTGCTTTGTATTTCTTCTCGTTCATTTGGATTCAATTCAATTAAGAGATACTACAAAACAAAATTAATTTATACTTTTACAAAATCTAGGCAAATTAATTGACCCATTGAAACTTACCCCAATTAATAAAATACCATGTTCATTTATCAGGAAAACCCTGACAGATCATCAGAAGGAATATATTGCCATCAAGTATTATATCAAGCAAGCAATGGAAGATTGGGAGGGTACTAAACTTTCATTATACGATCAACTCGTTGAGGAATTGCCTCTGAGTATTCACTCAATCAAAAAATTAGCAGAACAAATATGAAATCATTTAAATTTATAGAATGTAATGCCGTTTTTGCCAAAGGAAACGAGGAATACGAAGCGCATGCATATGTCGATCATTCTCCAAAAGGCAAGAAAGATATCGTTACATGCTATACCTTAACCAAGATGGAACGGTTAATGGTCCTGTTAACTGGAAAGATTTGGGTGAACATTACTTCTGTGAATGGAAAACTACGGCCAATGCGATTGTCAGTGCTTAAACAGCATATGCTGACTTCCAGTAAGCAACGGAAGAAAAATAAAAAGGCCCAGAAGAAGATGAAAGCCGTTTAGCTGTCAGTAGGTGACGTACTTTCATTGGCACCAAGCTCAATAAAGTTCTTAGGTATCCAAATTTTATCCATGTTCACATCCTTAGATGGCTCCATGCCTTGAATTCTTCTTTTCTCGTTCGGTGTTACCCAATATGCCTTAAGTAACCAATCGACAAGCTTCTTGATATCCTCTTGAAGAATTGCAACAGCTTTCCAATCAGGACTAAGGAATAATTTCTGTCCAGGCTTTTGATATGCTGGTACCAACCAAAGATTTACCTCATCACGAAGGCTATTCAATAATGGCATGACTGCATTTCGCATTGCAGCCTTTTCCGCTTCAGCTAAGTTGCTTGCAATTTTGTTTTCAGGGTCATTGAAGATTTGTGACTGTACACGATAAACACTGCAAAGGGTTCTAAGGTCATGGACCTTACTTTCAAGTATAGCCATGTCTACAGGGCTCAATCCCATATTATCCCAGCTCACAGATGCCGTGGTAAACAATACCTTGTTGAAATTATCAGAACCTCCAAATTTAGTTTGGTATCTATCTGACAAATCATCAAGCTCTGCAGTACTCATTTTCATTGTCTCGTCTTTTGCTGAATTCGAAATGATTCCAACAGCTCCTTGATTCTCAAATGCCCTCATTCGTGCAACATCGGCCTCGTTGGATGTATCAAGATTCCTGAATGCTGCTTGTAATGGAGATTGACCATATAAGGCTTGGCCAAGCCTGAAATTTGGATTGAAATATTTGGAATGACTGACATTATCACCAGGAATTGTCAATTCCCTTCCATGGATGTCCAAGATATATTCTTTAATTGGCATCATTAAATCACCTGGAACAATGCGAACATGCTGAGAAGGAAGCATGTGTATTTGCTTAAACTTGTTTTTATTCCTTCCGATTAATGGCTCAACCCCATTAATGAATGCATTACCGGTGCTCAATTTAAATCCGGACCAATTATATCGGAATTCCATACCCGTTTGAAGAGAATTTGGATTGTTCCATACATCCAGTAATTCGTGACTATCAATCTGTTCCAATGCTTTCATCTCCATAAGCATGGCTTTAGCATCGTAATTCGTATAGCTTTTGAATTTCCTTAAAGCCTTATCATTCTTTACTTCAGATAGTGTCCACGGAACACTTGATGCCACCGTAGAAATCCAATCAACAATTGAGAATACATCAGCGTTGCCGGAATAACCGTTCTTTAAAAGGGCTTCGAAATTTATATTGCTGAATATGGGATGGTTAAACCCATGGGTTATAATAGCTTGTTGGATTGCTGATCCAATGATGCCATTAAACTTTTGACGTAAGAATTGACCTGCTCTTTTGAACATAGTAGGTTTTTACAAAACTAATTATTAATGTGACAACTGTTTGGGTCAAAAAAGTTGCCTAAAAGAAAAACCCCGTGAATAAATCCACAGGGTTCGTTTGCACAACATTCGAATATTCTCCGGTTCGTCCGGATTTCAATCAGAACAAAGATAAATCAAATTATCTAATTTCCTCTACTTAATCAGCAACTTATCATAGAACAGCGAAAACGTTTTGTTTCGAATAAATCCATATAGGAAGAACATCGCAACGTGCATATACCACGTAGCCTGATAGCTGTATGTGACTATTGCTATGAGGTTAAATATTATCATTAGCGTTTTGAAAAAGTGCCAGCTATCCGAAATCTGAACGGGCTTATTGAACTCAAATCCCAATACGTTCCATTTCACCAGCCCGTTAGCCACTACTCTATCGATATATTTATTTAGCCATCCTTTGTCTGAGTTCCACCATATTTGATTTTTGTACGCAGAAAAGATGCTATCACCTTGGTGGTGGTCTACGGTATCCATTACCGCATTACACGTTGCTGCTAGGGCTATGAATATGAGGGGGAGGAGCATAGATTGTTTTAAATAGATATTTGGAATTGCTTAAACATACTCTTGAATAATAGGTTAATATCCTCTCTGTCCTTTATCAGAGCCTTTACGCATCTCATCTAATTGTATAAAATCACCACGTAAGCCCACGCCAGATGTATTTAAGATTAAAGAATATTCCTATTACTCCCCAGAGGTTTTTACTTTGCCTATGAATTACCAATGACGACACGCCTCCATTACCTCGATATATTCCTGCATACCATTCGCCTTTTTTGTTTTTCAATTTTAACTTCATACTCTTAGTGATTTTTGTAACAACAACTCAAATACCTGATCGTTGCCCCTGTTATTATTAATTGACTTAAGATTCTTCTGTATTTCTCTCCTTCCTATCCCTTCTCGGATTAACAACCCACGCATACCACATCATAATCAAAGCTATCACAACCCAAACTCCAAGCCCTACCAAGCCTGTCCAAAAGGCCCAGCCATTGTAATCAGTTGCATTATTGATCAGATATTGGTTAATTTGGAAAAAGGTTACGGCCCATGCTATTGCGATGGCTATTTGAGTGTACGTGTTTTGCTTTAGTAGGGTGAGTGCTGTTTTTAGGTTTTTCATAATCTCAATTGTTAGTTAGTCTATTCAGTTGTGTTGTCCGTGGTAGGAGGTGAGGAAGCATCAAGTATTATTTTCAGGAAGTTTTGGTAGTCCTCTACGGTTTCAAAAGCACTTACAGGGAGATGATCTATTACTGTGTCGTGAATGATCTCCCTTTGTTTTTTTAGCTTCATACTCAATTCCCCCTCCTTTTTGGCTAGGAGCTGCTGGGCGTAGGCTTCGGCAAAATGAACTATTTTGGTAGTAGTAGCAAATCTGTTTGATATTACCCCACCTTCAATACTTAAATTGTCATCAAGAATAGCTAATGTTTCCTGCCAATTTGTTCGATCTTTACTCATGATTCTGTTTGTTAGGTTAGGATGCTTTAATATGAGAATATGAACCGTCTTTATTTTGCTTCCATTTACGATCTGAATTTATTGCCATTTTCTCCATGAAAGAACGTTTAAATTCATCTATGTTAATATGGATTCTATTCATCGAATCGAGTAGATACATAAAGCAATCAACATATTCTAATACTAGTTTTTTTCTATTTTTATATCCGTCAATTACTTGGTAATCATCTTTTGCGAACTCGACTTCTTTTATTTCTTTTTCCAAGCCACGTAATGATGATTTCCATGTACTATCAGGAAATGCTAGTTTAGCGAACTCCTGATGCTTTTTAAATAATTCTTCCAATTCCTTGCCCTCCTTTGCCTCTTGGCTAGGGGATGAGCCATATTTTGCAGCTAATATCCTTTCAGCCAAACACCAAAACAATGAAAGCGAGAGAAATAATTGAAGAACTAAAAAACCTTTGTTTTGTAAAAGG